GGTCTCGATTGCGTACCATGTCCTCAGACCAGTCCTGTTTGGTAAGATCTAGATTGGCATGTCCACCTGAATATAACGACCATCGGTATGGGAACAGGCCCTTTTGAGCATTGAGCCAGTTCATCTGTTCCATGTCCGGAATACCTGTAGGCATGCGTGCCGGATCCACATAAGGACCGTTTACAGGATCACGCTGTTTGCCTACAAAGGTAGCATAGAATCCACTGATTGCTGGCAAGAATACAGCGTAATCGTTCTGCTTGGCTGTGAGATTGTCTTGTATCACTTGGTCTGTGCTGGCAAGATATAGTTGTAAACAGCTACACCAGAATCTACAGTGATCTGTGCTGCACCGTCATCACTGATCTTGAATACCTTGTCGCCGGTTAGATCCAAGATGCTGATGACCTGTTTGATTGGCCATGACCATGAACGCTTGAGTGTACCAGTTACTCCAGGATGAAACACAAAGTTTCCTGCATGGGTTGAATGATCACCAAAGAAAAACTTCAAGTCGCCGTTTTCGGTCTTGACTTGGAAGTTGACTTCTTCGCTGTTGGCCTGCGCCTGCATTTTAAGACGCTGGATAGCGGCCACTGTGGGCTCAAATTCCACATGCCAGTTGACACCTTTGAATTTTACATCCTTGGCTTTTTCTGTGACAATTTCTGAAGCCATAAAGCGATAATTGTTTTTGAAGTCACCGGTGGCATTCTTAAAGGCGATTCCGTCAGGTTCTCCTGTGGACTTGCGTGTAAGACTCAAATCAGCACCTTCCTTGTATTCCTGCAGATTTAATAATACTTTCAGTTTGCTGAGATTTGGCATACCGAACAGGCCAATAAAGTCGGCCACAGGTCCAGCAAATGCGCCGTTTAATACCACGCTGCGATCTTCGGCCACGCCGAAGATCTGTGTTTCGGTATCAGTACCGGTGATCTTGACCAGGTCAATAACGCCCAGATCATGCGTGTGTTCTACTAAGTCTAATAAATGGTCTCTCATGTTTACATCTCCTTTGTTGTATTGTACAGGGGTTATTTAGATTTTGCAACTACTTTGGTAATTTTTTTGCCATGACTTGATTGGCTTTGATCGTGCTTATCAGCCCAGGTTTTCGCAACTCTAGCCAGGTCCAAGGCCCACCGTCATTGAATTCAAACTCCTTGGTATAACCAATACTTTCAGCCATGCCACGGATCAAGCGCCCCGGAGTATAACAGGCTGAAGTTCGCTCAACCAATTCGATAGCTTCAGGGCGATCGCAATCATTAAAGGTCATGATCAGGACACCACCAGGGCGTAACTTGGTGTAGAGTTCATTTAGATATTGTCGTATAATCTCAAAAGGCTTGTAGTTGAAAAAGTCGTAGGCCACACATACCAAAAATTGATTTTTGGGTATTGATACCAATATTTCTTGATCTGGCACTTCCTGTATCACATACTTGCGTAGGCGTCCTTGATAAGCATAGGGAAACTTGTTCAAGGCTGGCTCCAACAGTTCATAATGCTCGTCTACAATGTAGACCGGATCGTTGGCGACCATATGATGAATCAAGTCACTTTTGCCAGGATGTATAAACATGGCTGGATATCGAGGATCTGCGTAACGACGGATACGTGCTTCCTGTAGTTCTCTAATTTTCTCCACTGGAGTGGGCAAGCGACTCATTATGTTTTCCAGCATATCCTTGCGTGTAGATTCCACGTTGCGATCCATGCCACGTCTAAGGATGCCGTAGTCGTCTCTATAAAAATCAGACTGATATTCGTTAAAGCCTCGCATTATGGAATTTTGTGATTCATACCACTGATAACTCTGTTGCAACAAAGGTTTTTCCTCTTCAGTGATACGTTCCAGCAGTCGTTGTCTTATGTTTGCCAGATCCAACTCGAAATTATCCAAGGTGTCAAACACAGTTTGCTTGTGGTCACACAGTTTTTCAGCAAGATTTTTTCCATTAGATTCAAAAAATCCTATCTGTTGGGCCTGTATCACACTTATTATTCTGCTTAAATGCGTATCTGCAGACTGTCTGATGCTGTCTGAGGAGAAACGATCCAATTCATTGAGAAATGTTACCAGTTGGCTCAGTTTCATATTACCACTCAAACAGGGCTTGGAATGTGTTTTCAGTATTGGTGGCCGCGGCCAGATCCCAGTCCAATACACTCAACAGGTTGTCTAGTTTTTGATCTACCACGGTAGCTTCCATCTCACCATCGTCAAATGGCAGATCTTTGAACCATTGTGGTAGATGTAGTTCATCTGTGGGATAGCCAATTGATGTCCAGCCCAAGGGATTTTGTTTTAGTTTACACACAATGGTTTTCATGCCATCTACAATCTGCATGGAGTATTTGTCGCTATTCATACGACGCAGGTTGTTCCAGTTGAGTGCGGCACGCACATGTCCGGGCATGTTGGCTTTGCCTAGGCGTTCTTCTTCCTTGGCATACTTGGTTAGATTGTTGACACGCTTGGGTGATCCTTTTTCCCAACCTGGTCGCTCTTTGAACTTGTATTTGAACTCGCGAATCTTTTCAATGATCTGTTCTCTAGTGGCACCGATCAAGACATCGTTTAGGATCTCACTTAAAAACTCTTGGATTACCTTGGGAGTATCTGATCGCTTTAAGTCCAGACCCATGGCCTTGACCTTGCCCGGGCTTCCGTGTGTGTCCACACGCTTGTTCTCTTTGTCGTAATACATGACAGCATAACGCTTCTTGGTAATGAACAGGCCCTTGGAAGCCACAATCTCTCGACCGCCCCGGATCACACTACCCATTTCACGCGGCACATGGAACGCCTGTTCCATAAAGCCTGGAAAACTCTCATTGACTTGATCAGCAATCGAATTATACAGTTGAACTGCTGTTTCTCTAGTCCAGGTCATGTTGCCCTTTTCGATCTCGTCCTTCAGCACAGGATAAGCAGTAAAGTAACAGGAGTCTGTGTCACCATAGATAATGGCATCGCCCACGTGATCATACTTGCCGGTGATGCATTCGTTTACATAAGCATCCATGTGACGGGCAATCGCACGACCAGTAAGAGTTGTGGATTGGCCAATACGCTTGTCAAAGAAACGGCAACCAGGATTAAGAATAGCACCATAGAGACTGTTGAGGTTAATTTTCTTAACCAGTTGACGCTTGTCCCAATACTCTTCATCTTCTGCATTTTTACATTCCTTTAGTTTGGCCTGCATTTCTTTACGTTCTGCATACCAGCGTTTTAGCAAACCAGGGATAATACCTTCTTTTTCATAGGTAAAGATTGTGCCATTGGCACTGAGCATCCAGGGCTGGTTTGAGTCAAATATGATCTTCCATACTTCAGCCGCACTGTGAACTGATTCCTCACCGTCTTGCCAGTCAATGGTGATCTCTGTGCCGGTCTGCATTTCCATCACAGCGGTGTATTCTAAACTGCCGAACAGTCCTTCCCATGCGGCCGCAAAGCTGGATCCAGAACGTATCTTGTCAGCAATATAACGGTCAGTCATGATGGGACGCAGTTGTCCCACAATGGTTTCTGGTCCCATGTTAAGCGCACGAATAGCACTTGGATAAAGACTGTTGATGTCTATGGACCCTACATATTCATGTATGCCCTTGCGTGGGTAAGCCACGTAGGCACCTGCAGCCTGAGTATCCTCATCTGAGTAACGTTCCTTGCGATTGGGCACAACCATGCCACGTTCGTGTGCTTCGTTGATGATGGCCTGTTCGGTCACAGCCACAGCACCCATGGTGGTTTGTAGCAACACAGTGTTCTCATGTGCCAAGGTATTGGCCAGATCCAGGAACTTTAACTTCCGGTCCAGCTTGGCCAAGATCATGGTATCTTGTCTGTTGTACTCAATAAAGGTCTTGAAGTTTTGATTGTACAGTTGATCCAAGGTACCTTCAAACACAGTCTTGCTTTCTTGCAATTCGTATTCGGCAATGGCATCTAGGCTATAGCTATGGCGTTCTTCGTAGGTATATTTTCTATACAGTTGCATATAGTCCATATGCACACGACCGATCAGGTCATAGGTCTGACTCTCAGCACCAAAGCGTTCAAATGTACGGCCCTTGGGATACTGATTCCATAGACAAAAACGTCTAGTATCGTCCTTGCTCAGCACCCTGGTCACACGATTCACAGTGTAAGGTATGTCATAGCCCTCCGAATTCCAACCCGAGATAGCATCAGCATCTTCGATTAGATCCAGGAACGTTTTTAACATTTCACCTTCGTCGCGGAAGATGATGGTGTTTTCAAACTCGCCGGCAATTTCCTGCGCAGTGGCCTCGCTCATGTGCTTAGGCGGAACCACCAGAGTAACCAACTGTTCTAGCCACTGTAGATAAACTGAGATAGCTGTTATGGGATTGAATGGATCTTCGGGCTTGCTGAATCCACGCTCAGGATCGAAGTCTACCTCAATGTCAAAAAACGCCACATTAAGTCGAGGCGCATCTTGGCCCTTGTAGTTGTCCTCTAGACAACGGAATACCGGATTGATATCGGACTCAAACAGTCGCTTGCTGGACTGCATCTTGAGTTCCTTACGGAATTCCTTGTTGTTGCGTGTTGAGAATCTACTGACGGGTGTTCCAAAAATACTTTGGAACTTGCCTCTGCCGTCTTCGTAATAAAAAATGTAGTTGGCCGGATACTCGCAATACTTCCGCTCGCCATCTCTGCGCTCAACCACATGTATGCGATCGTGTTCACGATCAAATAAGGCATCAATATACATCGTTCTCCTTGTGGCTTATGGCCCACATACCTTGATTCATGTTCGTAACGTGAACGACTCGTTGTTTGTTGAAAACAATACTTATAAGGTCTTGCCTACTGTGGTCAAAATTGTTTCCAACAGTTCATGATCTTGTTGTTCACGACCAAACTCGGCCTTGTGTGCCAGCTTGATGGCCTTCTTGAGAATATTGGGTTTGATGTCTAGTTCTTCGGCAATGGCCTTGATGGTGTCGTTGAGACCGCCGGTAAGTGTTTCAATCTCCAAGGTAACCTGCATACCTTCGTTGATGACCTGGGTCAATTTGGCCTGTTCTGCTGTGTTGAAAGTTCTGTTGTTTGACATGTAAATCTCCTTTGATAAAATATTATACAGCACATCCTGATAGAAATCAAGAGATTTTTGGCATACCGTGCCAAAATTCAGTATCTGGTAATCCTGATACAGACTTGAGCTGAGCCATGGCATCTGCATACAGATCGGAATCTTTGTGGTACACATCGATCTGGGCAAACTGATCCGTTGTGAATGTGCCCCAGTTGACTATGCGTTGGAACTGGACCGAATCGCAACCAAAGCCCTTGCTGAGATCATAAAAATCTCGCATCTCTTTGTAGTTGGCACGCTGTACTACCATACGAGCATTGAACTGCATTCCGTTTTGTGCCTTCTTGTCCTGTAGCCAGCGCATGGCCTGCATGATGTTGCTCCAGGCGCCACCACGTCTGAGTTGTTCATATGTTTCAGCTGTGGCGGCATCATAAGATATGGTTATCTTTTTTACATGACCCTGCATGTCGCCCATCCTGTGCCAACGATCCTCGCATAGTAAACCATTTGACAAGATATCTAGCTCTAGATTTGGAAAATCTTTACTGGGAATATTGGCCAAAAAATCTAACAAAAATGCACTGGCAAAAAGATCACCGCCAGTGTCCAGGGTCAATACGATGCGCTGGTCAGTGGGTGTACCAAAAAGATTGCGAGCCACTATGGCCGATAGTTGTGTTTGGCGTTCCTTGGTCTCGTAATCGTTTTTGAGCACTGTATGTCTGCAACTGGGGCACCAGAGATTGCAGGTGCGATCCATGGACAAGGTAATATAGTGTGGCACCAGGAATCTAGCAGGATCCTCTACTGCCCAGGCTACCTCGGGCGACAGGTTTTCAACAGTGTTGAGACCATTGGTTCTCAGTATGCCGCACTTGTCTGGATCGCAGTAGATATATGTGCCATCTATGATGCTTTGCCGTATGCTTTGGGCCATGCTCCCGGCCAAGAGGTCAGCCAGGTTGTTATCAAATATGTTGCCAATACGGGTAGGTTGCCAGGTAGAACAACCACAGATACCCACAAAGCCGTCGGCATCCACATTGATCTGCACAAATGGACTGAGACAGTATTTTCCCTTGAGGTCCTGCGCAGGAAAGGTAGTAATTGGAATGATTTTTTTCAGCATCTATGTGATCTTTCTAGCTCGCCGACCAGCATATCGTCCTGGCTGATCCACATCACATATGACATTGCTGAATGCCTGTACCTGGACTGAATCAGCCACCTGAACCTGATTGGTCACTGTTGATCTTAGATTAAAAACACAGTGATCCCCTACTTGACTCTTGCCTGTGACGATCACCGACGGTCGCAACACACAGTTGCGACCAATCTGTGCATGATGTCCGATCATGCTGTAGGCCGCCAGGACACAGTGACGTCCCACTGTAGCCGCTAGGCCTATGTTGCAGAATGGAAAAACAAAAGTGCCGCCACCAATGGTTGTTTGATCGGCTATCACGGCAGAGTCATGTATTACTGTGACCAGATCCTGTTGATCTATCTGATCAATGATAGCCCGACGTTCTGGAAAATCTACATTTAACGATACTATGTACTGGAATTGCGATGGATCCGCCAAGACACAAAACTGCTCAGGTGTCATGACCTGGCAGGCGTGAGTGCGCTGTATCTCTGCAACAAATTCCTGTGTTAGAGATGACTCAGCATAGCCAATGACGCGGATGGGTTTGTTGTTGCCAATGATCAAGTAGTGCTCACTTTGGTTTGAATAGGTAGCGAATCTATTTATAACCCGGCAGCAGCCGCCGACACGTAACCCTAGCGGTCCTAAGGTGTGTTATTTGACGCCTATGGTCATGAAGCGTCGATATTTGGTTTCAGGATCTCGTAACTGTATAGCACCGCGATACAGCACTTCACTTAAGGGATACCTGCGTTGTATATCCTGTGAATCGTTATATTTAACTCCAGGGTCATTGTCTCGGGCCTGCATGGCCACCAAGGTTCCGGCTGGTATGTGTTCAAACCACTCGGCTTCGGACATTTCGGTCAGGCTGGTATTAATCACGACCCCTGCATCGCCTAACTGTTGATAATCCAGTTGGTTCGCATCTTTTAGCATGTATTCTGTGTTGTCTATTCCTGCCAGGTCCAGTATCTGTTCACTGGTCTTCAACATTTCAGGATCAATTTCCACATTGATGATCAGGTCTGCCTGGACCGTGGGCTGTAGCTTCATGTACAAGGCCAGATTTCCGTACCAGGATCCTAACACATACATGGTGGAGTAGTGGCGTTGAATTTTTTCTAATTCTTGTAAGAGCCAGACCTTGCTAGCAATCAAGTCGCGAGTAAAGCTGCCAGCCAGGCTATAGCCGCTGCTTTCGGTCACGGGTGTTCGTGGTTGTGGATAGCGGGTGGCGCTGGGACGGTCCGATTGATGCTGATAGTTGCAGGCAGGATTCAGTACAGAAACTATGCGGTCTTCTATGTCGCCCAGTTTGCGTTTGAATGTTACAGCATCGTCTCCGGCATCTGGTGGTATAGGAAAAAATCTAAGTGTTATGTCTTTGAGATCGTCCATGCCATAACCAGCGGCAAAAAACTTCTGACTAAACTGTTGCCAGTTTCGCATCTGTGTGGCGCTGGTACATTGATCCAACAGTTTTTGTATGTGCTTGTACCAGCGCTCGCGGAAATTGTTTTTGCTGGCTATGCCCACATAGAAATAACCCCAGTCAGGATGAGACCATGCATAGATGCCACTTTGTAAAACTTCAGGTGGTAGATTTTGTTTCTTTTTGAAACGTATTTTTAAACCCGGTTGTCCTGGAACCTTTTGCTGTACAACATCAAATATGCTGAAAAAGGGATATCGCACACTGCGACCCAGTTGTATTTCATTGAGCTTCATACCGGTGCGTAGGGATTTTTTGGTGTATCTAAGCCGTCGTCTTCAGGCCATACAGGGTAGTACAT